GTACAGTAAATGCAGTATTAAGCATTAGTACACCTTGTTCAGACCATCTTTTTAAGTCAGTATCTCTAGATGAATTAGGATATTGTTGTTGTAATTCATCAAATATATATCTCAGTGATGGTTGTTCTTTATTTGTATAAGAACAACTAAAAGATATACCATCAGCAACATTGATTTGCGGATATGGATCTTGTCCTATAATAATAACTTTGAGTTTATCATAAGGGCAATATATAAATGAGTTAAATATATCTTTTAACTTTGGTGTGAATCTTCTATCATTCTCAGCTTCATCTTTTAGTTTATAAATGACGGTCTGAAAAATTTCTGATTCAAAAAAAGTTTTAAATATAGGTTCCCATCCAGTATTTTTTAGTTTACTTTCAAACTTTTCTATGATATTATTTATGTTTATATCTATTTTATTCATATTTTTATAAAAACTTTATTATGGCAGATCCAATTAAAATTAGTGAAGCAATTGATTACTCCAAATCAGTTAACGTAGATATACATTTATCTTTCTTACTTGGTTTAAATGATTTAATGATGTATTACTGTACATCAATTAATAAGTTAAATCCAGGAGAAACAGTTGCTACCTTCCAAAAATGTGAAAAATATATTAATGGTAAGTTGGATCCAAAAGAAACATTTACAAGTGAAGAAATGCATCTTCTTACTATGTTTAGTTTAATTAAACTTTTACAATCAAAAGCTATTGCTGAAAAACATATACAAAAAATTAATGGTGAGCTTGATACAGATGTATTTAAAGAATATATCAATGCTATAAATAATGGAGATGAAACTAAATTAAAATCTCTATCAGAAAAAATGATAAAGTTATTACCTTAATTGTATTCCATTAAAATCACCAAGTCTTAAGCATTCTTGTATAGCTAAGTTTAATTCTGATTTATCACAGTCAGCAAAAGATTTACAGTACTCTGTATTATTTCTCATAAAACATAAACCTGTATGTCTTTTTACCATCATTTTAACTTCTTGGAAAGTATAGCCAAGATCATTTGCAATCTCTCTTATCATTGCATGTAATCTTGCTAATTGTGCATTTGTACCATTATCATCAGATGCACTTATAAACATTTCTAATCTTGTACCATTAGGTAAAGATTTTAAAAATGTATTAAATCTAGTTTTATTAATTTTAGCAGGAAAGTGAAGCTCTCCATTTTTAACAGAGAGCTTTAAAAATAAATTATCTTTCATTTTATTTAAATCTTAGAGCATTATCAACAAAAATAAATTCTTGTCCACAATATTCACATCTTGCCTCATCACTATTTCTTATAAGACCATTCTTATAACAGTTAGGACAAGGATATTCTTCCATATGTATATACTCTTCAATACCTTGTTGAGCTAATTGCTGAATCTCTGGATCATTATCACCATTAAATTCATGCATTCTAGTTTCCATGAATAGTTCTTTCATTTTCCCCATAATTTGTATCCTTTTTGAACTTGATATATATATTTAATTGGTACAAAGAATGATTCAGAATCTTTATTCCTTATTGCTTCTTTGTAAAACCATTTTTCTTTTATGTAAGGTGTTACTTCTTCCCATGATAATAACACATATGCTTTATTTAATATTGGGTCAATAGTCATTTCTTATAAAATTTAGGCCATATTTTATTTGAGTTATTGCCATGCTTTACTACTCTAAATGGCTGGTTATTTTTAACTTCAACATGATATACTTTATTCATTGAAAAATCTTTGACAGCTGCCATAACCCAGTTTTTATCTATAGTATCTGCATAACAAAGTATATGACAATTAGAAGTCATATCAGGATTTAATCTTAATAACCTACCTATACGCTGTGCTGACTTTCTATTGTTACCATAAGCATGTAAAATAATACCAGATTGTAAGTCAGGTATTGTAACACCTTCAGATAATTGTAACACACATGATAATACATTTATTCTCCCATCACTAAAATATTCAAGATTATCATCAGAGTTTGGATTACTACTATGATAACTATAACTTGACATTCTATCAGCTTGTTCTTTTGTATTGGCAAATACAATTACCTTTTTATCTTTACCGGCATATCTCTTAAGTAAGTTTTTAGTATATATTTCTTTAGTTGGATAGTCCATCATAGATTTCATTCTCATGATTCTACCCATATATCCTTTTTTAGAAGATTTAGTTTGTTGATCAGTAATAGTTCTTCTACTATAATAATCATAATCAAGCACCTCACTTGTATACCAAAATCCTCCTTTTTTATTTTTTTTCTTTAAGTTTCTAGTTTTACTTAACTGCAAATGATGTATATAAATCTTATAATCATTTAAAATATTATTATCAGCCGCATTATCTACAGAAAATTTATAAACTATAGGGCAAAAAGAACTAACCATATCACCTTTCTCACTTGAGATTCTACTAGGTGGTGTTCCAGTCAAACCAAGAATTCTTCCATCAAAGTTTGCTAAAAACTTTTTATGAGTATACTTTAAACTATGACATTCATCAAGATATACTATATCATAATCATTAGGATTCTTCTTTTTCAGTGACACATATGTAACAAAAGTTATATGATCTAATAGATGAGTATAACCTGTTTTCTCACATTCATCAATCCATGATTTAAATATAGTTTTCTTAGGAGCAACTACTAAAAAAGTAGAAAAGCCATTATAAAAGCTTTTCATATGCTCTAAAGCTATCCTGGTTTTACCAACACCCATAGATATACCTAAACCACACCTAAAATGTGATTTAGATATTTCTAATGCTTTATCTTGTACACTATCTCTTGTAACGGAAGTATCCATAATTATAATTATTAATAGGATAAAAAATAACTGGTTGATAGTTATT